AGATAGCTATGTGTCTTGGTGGTGGTGGTGGTCCTTCTCAGGCTGAAAAAGAAACAGCCGTAGAGCAACGAGTTGAAGCAGATGTTGCAGAGCGCGAAGAAGTTGAGCAGCGCGCAAAAAAGAAACGCGAAGATATTAGTGCGGCATTAGAAGCTAGAACTGAACGGCGCGGTATGCGCGGTGGTCGAGGTCGCAGATCTTTGCTTCGTTCTGGTGGCGCTGGATTTTTAGGACGGTTTAACTCATGAATACATTGGCAGAGCAAAAACTAAAGAAGTACCAGAAGGCAAAAGCCTTTCGGGAAAACTGGGTTCCTCTCTTTGAGGAGTGTTATGAATACGCTCTGCCTCAACGTGAGTCGTTTTATTATGAAGAAGCTGGGCAACGCAGAGATGAGAAGATTTTTGATGAAACAGCAGTAGTTGGCGTCCAAGAGTTTGCCAGCAGATTGCAGTCTGGCATTGTGCCCAACTTTGCTAGATGGGCTGATCTTATGTCTGGTAGTGAAGTGCCGAACGATCAGCGCGAAGCAATTGATAACGAGCTAGATGAAGTTACTGAATATGTATTCGAAGTATTGCAGAACTCCAATTTCAGCCAAGAGGTTCATGAATCCTTTATGGACTTGGCTGTTGGTACTGGTGTCTTGTGCGTCGAAGAAGGGGATTCAATTAATCCAGTAAACTTTACCGCAATACCCCTTCCGCATGTCGTACTTGATACTGGTCCAGATGATAAGATCGATCATGTCTTTAGGGAGCGCAAGAAGATTCCCTTTGATGATCTAAGCATTCTTTTTCCTGACACTGTTTTTGACCAAAAGGTTCAACAGAATATGGGAAAGGACAGAGAAACTACTGTTCTTGAACTTGTATGCCGCGACTACAGTAAGCGAAATGAAGAGGCTTACTATCACTATGCATTTTGCATGACTACTAAAACAACGCTACATCAAAAACAGATGAAGGGCGTAGGCTCTAATCCGTTTATTTGCTTTAGGTGGTCTAAGTGTTCTGGCGAAGTATATGGTCGCGGACCTATTCTTAATGCGTTGTCTGCTATTAAAACAACTAACCTAACTATTGAGCTTATTCTTGAGAATGCTCAGATGTCTATCTCTGGTATATATCAGATGGAAGATGATGGCGTAATTAATCCTGATACAATTAATTTGGTGCCCGGAACAATTATACCAAAGGCTATGGGTTCTGCTGGCCTTCAGCCTATACAAGCAGCGGGTCGCTTCGATGTAGCGCAGCTTGTTCTTAATGATATGCGCCTTAATATTCGCAAGGCTTTGTTTATGGATATGCTTGCTGATCCTAATAAAACCCCTGCGACTGCAACTGAGGTAGCCGAAAGAATGGCTGACCTATCCAGAAGAATGGGCTCTTCATTTGGGAGATTACAGGCTGAACTCGTGCAGCCCGTACTCCAGCGTGTAATTTACATCTTAAAGAAGCAGGGCCGCATAGAAGTACCTACAGTAAATGGTAGGGAAGTTAAAGTGAGATCTGTATCACCGCTTGCTCAAGCGCAAGCAAATGAGGACATATCAAGTGTTGCGCGCTTCTTGGAGCTTGTTGGTGGAGCCTTTGGCCCTCAGATGATGCAGATGTTAATTGACTCAGAACAAACAGCTATATTCCTTGCTAAAAAGTTTGGTGTGCCAGAAAGCTTGATTCGTGACGAAGAACAGCGTAGACAAATAGCTGCGGTTGCGCAGCAAATGGCTCAACAGCAAATGGCTCAACAGCAACAAGGAATGCAAGTTGGCGACGAAGGCTAATATTGGCATAGACGGAATACAGCGTCATACAGATAAAGACGTTGAAATAAGTGAAAACATAGCTCAGATATTTACCACACCTACTGGAAAGGCTGTGCTTAAATATCTCAGGTCTGTAACCATTGAGATGGTTAATGGGCCTAACGTATCCACAGAAGAGCTAAGACATATAGAAGGGCAGCGGTATATCGTTGGCCTTCTTGAGCAGCGCATATCACATGCACATAGGAGTAAAAACAAATGAATGATGAAGCAGCAATCGAAGCGGCCGAAGCAGATGGCCGTGACTTTGTAACTCAACAAGATGTAGAGCAGTCGGCTGCACCTGAACGCCCAGAGTGGCTACCTGAGAAATATAAAACAGGTGAAGATTTAGCAAAGGCGTATAAAGAACTTGAGTCTAAGCTTGGTGGCAAGGATGAGGAAATACGAGAGGCTTTGCTTGAAGAAATAAAAGCGGAAGCTTTTGCTGATAGGCCAGAAACTGCTGGCGATTATCAGCTTCCAGATATTGTTGACGATGATCTTGCTGTTGATAACGAGCTTTTGCGGTGGTGGTCTGAACATTCTTTTGAAAACGGCTATGGTCAAGAGGAGTTTCAAAAGGGCATAGAGATGTATGCTCAGGCTATTAATGGCACTCAGCCAGATATAGAGGCTGAGTCAGCAAAGCTTGGTGATAATGCCAGCACAAGAATTGAAGCTGCATCTGTCTTTGCTAATAAGTTTTTTCCAGAGGATGCGCTTCCAGCTATTGAGCGTATGTGCGAATCGCACGAAGGCATATTAGCTTTAGAAACCATTATGGATAAGATGAAAGATGGAAACTTCTCTGGCGATACTAGCCCATCTCCATCTATTACTGAGCAAGGTTTACAAGAAATGATGAAAGACCCAAGGTATTGGGAGCCTAGAAGCAGAGATTCAAATTTTGTAAAGCAGGTAGATGATGGATTTAAACAGCTCTACAGAGGTTAAGATAATAAAAAGGGGGAGTTATTATTTGACTCCCCTTAAATCTTTTCACATTGATGAGCTTGAAAGAGTTCTGTCAGAAGAAAATCGAAGAGAAATAAAATTGCTTGGGTACTGTAATGTAAGAACAGCACTAGAGCAAATGAGCCAAACCTCAGAGGCTTATGTTTGCCGTAAAGAGGGTGGGGAATTATTATTTGTTGGAGGTCTTTGGTTTGATGAAGATCAAGATTGGCCTCAAATGTTTGCGATGTTTTCCAATAAAATAAGGGAAAACTTTACAATGCTGGCGCGTGGATCAAGAATGCTAGTAGAGTTCTTTGATCAAAGTCAATCGCATATGTCTATGACAATTCTTGCTGATTATGAGGGTATGGTAAGCTGGGCGACATGGCTAGGCTTTGACCCTGTTGGTGTTTCTGTGCAGGGTGGAAATAAGTATGTTGAATTTGTTCGTTGCAATTTAGATCAAAATTGTGTTTATGATGAACCACGACAGCCCGTAATACATTGAGAGGCCCGTAAGGATACCCTCGTTGACATAGAAAAGCGGATACCTGTGATCAACTGAAACTTCTAATAGGACTGTAAAAATGGCTAATACTATTGATCAAGCCTTTATCAAGCAGTTTGAAACTGAAGTACATATGGCGTATCAGCGTATGGGTTCCAAATTGCGGAACACTGTGCGTACGACAAATGTCACAGGTTCAACTGCTCGTTTCCAAGTAATTGGAAAAGGCGCTGCAAATACTAAATCTCGCAATGGTGATGTAACAGCAATGGAGCTTGTGCACACTAATGTCGAAGCTACTATGGCTGACTTCTACGCACCAGAGTACATTGACAAGCTGGACGAATTAAAGATTAACATCAATGAGCGTCAGGCTGTAGCGCAATCTGCTGCTGCTGCTCTTGGTCGCAAGACCGATGAGATCTTAATTACAGCAATGGACGCGGGCGCTAACAGCACTCAGATCCATGACACTGGCTCTGCTCTTGAAAAAGCTGACTTGTTGACTTTGTTCTCAACATTTGGCGCAGAAGATGTTCCAGAAGATGGGCAACGCTATTTGGCAATGTCTCCTGCTGGTTTTGCTGACTTGTTTGCAATTAATGAGTTTGCAAGTTCTGACTATGTTGGGCCTCAAAATCTGCCATTTGCTGGCGGCATGACAATGAAAGAGTTCTTAGGATTTAAGATCTTCTCAACGTCTGCTGTAGCTGGTGGTAAGAACTTTGCATATCACACTTCAGCGGTTGGACTTGGCGTAAATGCTGATGTTCAAACTGAAGTAAACTATGTTGCTCAGAAGGTTTCACACCTTGCAACATCAATGATGTCTATGGGCGCTGTCGTTATTGATGACGATGCTGTCTTTGAAGTTCTTGATAACAACTAAGGAGTGGGGGCTTCGGCCCCCAAACCAACATGCCAAGAGTAGCTGATTCATCACTAGAAGTTGCAAGTAACGCATTGTACCTTATTGGTGCTGATGGAATTACTGACTTCTCTGCAAATACTTCTGAAGCAAAAGTGGCTAATGCCCTATATGAAGACATAGTTCAGACCTCATTTGCTTCCTTTCGTTGGAGATTTGCTACAACGCAGTTTAACCTTACTAGGCTAACAACTGTTCCAAAAGGTAGGTTTTCAGCCTCTTACCATATCCCATCCTCTTGCATTACGGTAATAGCTGCAACTGTTAATGACATGCCAATTAAGTATGACATCTACAGCAATAAAATATTTTGTGACGCAGACACAGCAGATACAGTTGTCTTAGATTATGTCCAAAGAGCGCCTGAGTCTAGTTGGCCTTCTTACTTTACTACAGCGATTGAGTTTACTCTTGCTGGTTCTTTTGCAATCTCTTTGGCTAGAGATGCACAGCTTGCTCAGTTAATGGAGCAAAAAGCTGGCTCACTGTTTATGAAAGCTAGAAACATTGACTCCCAGCAACAGACAACACGCAAGCTAACAACATCGAGGTTTATTGCTGAAAGGCGCAGTTAATGCAGAAAGTAAGAGTTCCAATTAACAGCTTTCAGTATGGAGAAATTAGCGACTCATTATTAATGAGAACTGATTCACCTGTTTACGCTCAGTCTGCTCAACGATTAGAAAACTTAATTGTTATGGGCGAGGGTGCTGTAAAAAAACGAACAGGTTTAAAGCACATCTATGACTATAGCTTAACTGGTAGCTCTTCTGACAATCAATCTCATTTATTTAAATTCGTTTTTGATGACAACGAAGAATATGTAATATCTTTAGAAAATGCTAAGGTTAGATGTTTTAGGCTTTTAACAGATGGGACTGTAAGCTTAGTTACTACTATAACATCTGACGTTGATGGCAGTGCTTTGCCATTCGATGATGACTATTTGCAAGAATATACGGCCGCTCAATATGGCGATGTAATGTTTATTTCCCATCCTTTGTTTGCGCCCAGAATGTTAGTAAGAACAAGCTTAACTAATTTTGAGTTAGAGACATATTCGTTTGATACTAGAGGCGATACAAGTCTGCTTACTGATGCCGCTGGTACTGTTGATGATGATGGCATCACGTTATTAAAAACCAATGTTGATGGTAGTATAATTAGTTTTCCGTTTGATGGAGCGCTTGTTTCCTCAGGGGCGGCTAGATTTGGTGATGAAGCAAGGCGTATAACTGTTCATATAGAAAATAATAGCGCGCCTGGATATGGCCTTCCTGTTACAATTAATATTACAATTATAGGGACTAATATTAATGGTGGCTTTCAAAATGAAATAATTCCTACCAATCAAGGTGGGTCAGTTTTAACTTATACAAGCACTAATTATTTTAAAACGGTAACGGTTATAGAGATTAGTCAGCAAATAGTTAATTTTTCTCTTAAAGCTGGCATAAGTGCGGATAGAAGATTTCTTCAGCCAATAGTAACTTATCAGCCTTATACTAAATTTCATGGAAGTGGAGTAACTTTAAATCCATCTGCTGTTAGCGGAACGGGAATTACATTAACAACTAGCACTAATTACTGGACTTCTGATCATGTCGGAACAATTGTTAGGTATCATAAGTCTGAAATCCTTATTACAGGATACACTTCTGCAACTGTTGTAACTGGAAATGTAACTGATAGCCTTGCTGCCAGATTAACTGTTATTAATCCATTAAGAACTAGAGATGGATCTAATGTTGTCGAAGTTACTCATATTAATCACGGGCTTACAAATGGTGATGCAATTACCATTCAGAATGCTGCTGCTACGGGTGGAATTAACACTGGTAATTTAAATGTAACGGATCAAGTTAGATCAGTTATTGACGATAATACATACACATATCAAGCTGGAGGTAATGCCTCTAGCAGTGAAGATGGCGGCGGCATTGTTACAATATCTTGTCATGCACCTACAACAGAGTGGGATGAACAGTCATTCTCCGCAGTAAGGGGTTATCCTGCTGCTGTTGTATTTCATGAAAATAGATTGTGCTTTGGGGGAACGTTAGCTGAACCAGATACAATATGGATGAGCAAATTAGGAAGCTTTTTTAACTTTGATGTAGGCACTGCAGCTGACGATGAGTCTATTAATTTAGTGGCTGCGACTGGTGATTCGCATGAAATCAGATACATGACTTCTAATCGTGATCTTCAAGTGTTTACTTCTACTGGTGAACTGTATGTTCCTACTTACTTAAACCAAGCAATTACTCCAACTAATGCTCAGATAAGAATGCAAACTCCATATGGTACAGAGTTTGTAGCTCCGGCTTCTATAGATGGCGCTACTATTTTTGTGCAGAAGAATGGCAGGATTATTAGGGAGTATTTGTATAGTGATTCTGAGGATGCTTATACAGCGTCAGCTATTTCTACGCTTGCCTCTCATTTGATAGAGTCTCCAAAGTATCTTTCTGTCGCTCATAGCGGCTTTGGCCTCCCAGATTCATATGCTGCCTTTTCTTTAAACAATGGCGATTTAATACTGTTTTCATCAAATAGAGCGGAGAGAAGAGCGTCTTGGACTAGGGCTACTACAGCTGGAGGCTTTGGTTCTGTTATAGCTTTGCACGATAGATTGTTTGCAAATGTTTATGATAGCGATGGCAAGCTACATCTTTGTGAATTTGATTCCAACATTGGTTTAGACTTTTATATTTATAAAGCTTATGGAACTGGTTCGGTAAATGTTAGCTCAGTATTTGCTAATGGTAGTGTTGTTGATGTTATTGAAGCTGATGGCAATACATATTTAGGTGAGTTTACTGTTTCTGCTGGAGTTATTAATCTTACAGCACATAGTGCATTTGCTAATTTTTATATTGGCAAGAAGTTTACAGCTAAATTAGTTACCAATCCAATAGATGCAAGCATGGGTAATGGCCCTTCGACTGGTACTCCGAGGGGGATTACCAACATTATTGTTGATGTTAAGTCTACAGAATCAATGAAGGTAAACTCAAACGATGTTATTGCTTCAAGCTTTACTGGCAAAAAAGAAGTAAAAACCTTGGGGTACAATAGGAATCCACAGGTAACTATTGAGCAAGACAAGCCATTAGGTTTACAGATTAATGGAATAGTAGCGGAGTTAATAGTCTAATGGACCCCATTACAATGGCCCTGTTGGGATCTAGTGCTTTAGGTGCAGTTGGGCAAATATCTGCTGGTGTAGCTCAACGCGAAGCATCTAAGTTAAATGCCTTTCAGATCAAAACAGATAAAACTCTTAATAAAGCTCAGGCTTCTCAGCAAGCTAGGGTAAGAAGAGAAGAGTATGACTTGGCAACATCAGCTAATATAGCTGCATTTGCTGCTGCTGGTCGTGATGTTGGCTCGGATAGAAGTGTTCAAGCTTTCTTGGAAAGACAAGAAGAGCTTGTGGGCCAAGACATTGGGCGCATTGCAAGACAGGTTAGCGTTCAAGGTATGAAGTCAGAAATGGCTGCGATGGCTGAGAAGCGTCGAGGGCAAAACGCTTATGTAAGCTCTTTGTTTAGTGCTGCTGGCACTGCTGCTCAAGGCATTTATCAATATGAAACGGTGAAATAATGGCTGTTATTAGACAAAGAACGCAAGTTTTTAATCAGCCTGTTGGAGTGGTTAGAACAAATGCTGGCGGCGAAGACATCGGGCGCGCAATAAGTAATGTTGCCTCTACATTCCAACAAATTGCTTTTCGTGAAGCTGCGGATGATGCCCAGAAAAAAGGCATAGAAATTGCAGAGGCTATTGAGGAAAAGAAGCTAAGGACAATTAATCCAGAAACAGGTAAGCCAGAAGCATTTAAGGCTCCTAAAGGATTCGGTCGTATAGCGTCTGCTGCTTATCAAGGCGTTATTGATAAGAGATATGAAGACTCGATTGGCACTGAGCTTAGAGTTAAAGCCCAAGAGATTGCTTTAAAATACCAGTTTGATCCTGAGTCATATGACGAGGTAATGAGCGATTACATTGGTCAAATGGTTAATGGCGCTGAGGGTAAGTACAAAACGTTTGTAGAAACAACCGGCGCTAAATTCTTAGCTCTTACAAAGCTAAACATCCAAGAGCGCGTTGCATCAAGATCTAGGCAAAATGCTGCTGACTCTATTTTAAGTGGCATTAGTGCAAGTGAAGATGATGTTTATAGCATTGCTCGTGCTGGTGGCTTTATTGCGCGCGAGAATGAACAGGTTAGTGAAGCTCAAGCCATACATGACAGAGAGCTTGCTAATGCTCAGAATGGTGTGTCTTCTTCGCTTTTAAAGGTTGGCGCTGATCAGATTGCTTCAAGGCAACTTAAACAATCTATTGCGCTAGGCGCTGTTGAGTATCTCCTTTCTGGCACTGCAAATAAATCAGAGCGCAATGCAATTGATCTTGCAATACGAACTCGCGGCAATCAAATGGCAGGATTGCCAAAGGGTTTGCGAGAAGAAGTTAAAAGCCTTTTAGAATATGTTGAGCCATCAAACATAGAGGCTGTTCTTAGACATAGCTCGGTTGTATCTAGTGATTACAATGCTGTTGAGCAGGATCGAATCCTACAGGCATCGGCTCAAGCAAAAGCAAAAGCAAGGCAGCTAGAGCTTACCTTACCTGATACTCTTGATGCTTTGTTTACTACATCTAGCCTTAATGCGTCTGATGCCTTTGCCTCAGATGAGGCTTACTCGATAGAAGCTGGCCTTAATATAACAAATGATCTCTATACAAATATTAAGTCCAAGTTAGATCAGCGTTTTTTATCTGATGAATCCTACACAAGGCCAGAAAGAGAAAGCGATTTAAAGGATGCTCGTCAAAACCTTCTTCGCCCCTACTTAATTCAAGCGGCTGCTGAGGGTAATATAGAAGAGTTTCGCACTGCATTAGTAACCGATAATCCAGAAGACATGAGTAAACTGTCATTAAAGCAGCGCACATTTATTTCTGAGATTTACAATACTGACTTCTTTGGTTCCACTGAAGATATTGATTTTGCTAGATCGGTTTTATCAGCAAACATTAATCAGATTAGACAGGATAGAGATAGAGAAAATTTACGCCTTAACATTTCTCAATCTGTAACAGAGGCTGCAGCTGCTGCTGAATCTGGTGCGCTTAGTGATGAAGAATTTAATTCTTTAAATGCTAAGATTATAGATAGCATTGGGCCAAATGGTTTAACAGCAGAGCAAGGCACATCTGAATCAAGCCGTTTAAGTAACTCCAAGGCATTTGGTGAGGTTACAAATTTTGCTGCTCGTGCTAACTCTACTAGCCTTAATGATCTTATTTTATATGTAGACAGCCGAGGCAAACGCGAAGGCATGCCAGATAATGTAGTCGCTGCTGGCAATCGGATTTTAAAAACTACAGATGACGTTGATTCTGTTGTTAGTAAGATTAAAGGAATTAAGTCAGCAGTAGTTTCTCAAGAGGCACAAGCAAAAGAAGCTATTGAGCTTCGCAATAATTCTATTCGTATTCTTGGTGGCGGTGGAAATGCTAACGATAAAGCTGACAGAGTTACGAGTCAGGATATGCTGGACAATGCTGGCATTGACTTGTCTCAGTTTGATCAGCTTCCTGAGACACAGCGCGTTGCTGCACTTTCTGTAATGAGAAGCG